ATTTACGGTCAATTTTGCCTGTAACTGCCATAGAAATGTCCTTTCTGCCTATAACTTTTAAAAGGCTGTGTAGGTTAGCGACTATCTCCGATTGATAGCTGGTTGTTACTTGTTATATTACTTCATAAGTATTTTCGTAGCGTACCGTTAATGGTAATAACCAATCCTGTACACCACTCTCCTGTGGTTCTAAACCATAGGAATTATCACGGGTGATACGTTTTATCACTCGCCCCTGAGAAAGCTCAGGAAACGCATTTAAACGTGTCTCAGAGCCATTTATGATAACTGGTTCTCGGCATATCCATTTACCGAGGCTGTCAAGGAACTTCTGAACAGATAGTTTCTGCCTTTCTTTGTCAGATGCTGTACGATATACCACGTAAAATGGGTACTGACATACCTGATGCATCGTTCCGCAAACGTCTTCTTTCTCTGAATAGATCAACGCCCCGTTGTCTGCCGAGAACGCAATTCCAGATTCCTTGCCAAGTTCCTCAAATTTGATTGTTTCATTTTCGTACAGTCCCGGATACTGGTTCAGAAGTGCTTTCATGGCATCTGTCAGAATTTCATATCCAGTTGCATCTTTTCCGATAGGTTTATCCGCCATGTCTGCCACCTCCTGCCTGTGCTTTTACTTTACGAATCCATGTATCACCATATTGTCGTTTAGCGGCATCAAACCACTTTGCCTGTGCCTGTGGGTGAGCCTGTTTGGCGTATTCAAGATTTTCCTTTGCGGTTGTCTGACCAGAAAACTGGCTAACAAGAACTTTCTTTGCTCCACGTCTTGCGTAGGGACTTCCAGTTGCTTCATCAACCATTCCTTTTCCCTCATACAGAAAACGCCCATAAGGAGCCGCCGCCGCACATACTTTCCCAGTTCCTTGTAAGGATGTACTCTCAACTCTTGTTCGGTTGATAAAGTCCCCTGTAATCATCGGCATAAACGGCACCATACTGTCCATAACCATTCCATCAAGGAGATACTGGGCTTCTTGATACTGCCTTGAGAACCTGTCCATATTCAGTTTGATTTTCATATCTCCATCGACTATGGAGAATCCTTTGAAATGATGAATTTTACTCATATCACTTACCCAAAATCTCAAAGTGTGGAATCAGTGTGTACGGACCGCCTACACTGGTAACCTTAAACACGGTATCCTTGTTCTCGTTCATGTACTGGTAGAATCCGTTTCGATAATCACCATCAGTTACTGCTCCACCAGTCCATTCACCCTCCCAAAAGAATGATTCGTCCGAGAATGTGATAGTATCTTCCAGAGCATTGTTAATCTGCCTTTTCCACTCCTTCGAAGGCACCCATGGGAGAATCTTGCCATCTTTATCGGTAATGGTTATATCACCGTTCTGAACAGCATAACGAACGTGCAACTGTGCGTTGTCAGTTGCGTCTGGTCCGTACTTTTTAAGGATTGCTCCCTTGTCCGTAATGAGATCAACGCCGGATAGCACGTGAGGATACCAGTACGCATCTCCTGTCGTGGCTGATTCGTAATAGTCAAAAATCGTCACCGTTTTTTCGTACATGATACCCTCTCCTTAATATTATTCTTTCTGCGTTGTCTGCTTAATAACCTGATTCACGCCAGTAGCCGATAATCCGTTAAACATACCGACCGCAACCGCTGTGATATAATCCGTTGCCGGGAAGTCCGGGATAACTCCCATCCCGACAGCTCCGAGAATGCCACCAATAACCGCCATGATTACCGGAATCCATTCATCAGAGATTCTTTTTGATGCTTTACAGCCCATTCCTACGATGTAGCAAATCATAACGATTGCGATGCATGAGCCAAGTGTTGAAATGTCCATAATCATACCTCCAAATCAACTTTTTCCATAACTGCCCTTGCTTCCAGAACAGCAATATAATCCGTCATTGCTCTTACCTGCATATTGTAAGTGCTTCTCGGACAAGTAGGAGTAAATGGGAGTTCCCCTTTGTCCCACTTTTCAAGCATATTCGCAAGTTTCTTATATCGAACAACCACCTGCATATACTCTGCCTTAAAGCGTTCCTTGTAATCTGCACTGTTCATCATTTCAACTGTCTGTTTTAATTCCATTATTCAGATACCTCCTTAAATTCTTCTTCAAACTCATCCTTTACCATTGTATCGAAATACCCTTCTTCATCACGCAAGACGTAGTCTCCGGGCTCTACGAGTACCGAATCAACTCTTTCGCCATCTCTAAATAGAGCAGGATATGCAGAAATCTCAATGTGCGGCGGGTTAAGATTATTATTAATTTTTACCGAATTGCCAACAAACTTCTCAATTTGAGCTATGCTTTCAGGAGTGGTAAAACACTGAACAGCTTCAACTATAGTCGGTTTTATTCGTACATATTTCATACTCACACCCCCGCATAAAGAATCGGTATTCCATCATCCGTCCTTACTCCCATTAGAAGTGGTAAAGCTGTTTTTAAGAGCAAGTCGTTCGTTTTCTGTATATCTCCAGCGGCGGCATACACTGCACTCCATTCCTTTGCACCTGCTCCAATCTGTTGAGGTGTGGCGTAAGAAATTGATTCACTGCCAGATGATACAGATGTTACAATGCCTGTTGAGATGTTCCCGACATTTATGTCGGTTACATTTGCCGATGCCTGATTAATAGCATTCTTTTTAGCAAGTTCAATCTGATACATCAATTCAGCCAGTGAACAGACCGCCTTTTTGATACGCTTCTGTGAGCGTTCGTTCGTCGGCAGTCCATCCACCAACCTGTCAAATGTCATTGTGTCCACAAAATCACTGGCTCTTTCTGCCAGTCGTGGAAAGTCGGTTTCTGGCACGACATTGCCGAATGATTCTGTATAGAATTTATAATCTGCATAAGCCATGCCAGTTACCTCCTACGTTTGTCATTTTGCTGTTACGCTTGCACTTCCGGCATTCAGCGCTTTGTATGTTCCATCACACTCAACCACTGTGATCTTCTGTCCGGTTGCCGCTGTGATATCGGCTTTTCCATCCCAAGTACTCCAGTTTCTGAGATTCTGGCCATAAGTTACAGCTGTTTCAGATGCACCAACTTTGTACTTGTACACATTGTTAGCGTTTTCTTTAGCCGGGTTTACAGTGATTTTTGTATCACCAGTTGCTGTTCCTGCCGCAGATGTTACTGTCAGAGTGCCAAGCGTTGGTGTCTCATCAATGGTAATTACTGCGATTGCATCAATGTACTCCGCAAAAAGAGTCAGTCCCATAACTGCGAACGCTTCGGAAACTGCTGTGTGGTAGTTGCCCTGAGTGTGGAATCCGATCAGGTTTGTCTCGCCAGATACGGTGTATACAAGCCCTGCTCTTGCGAAGTCAGATTCGTTCGGGTCAACATAATACAGAACGATGTTCTCGACAGGTGTTGCAATAACCTGTCCTCTCGGGATTTCGCTGTCAGACAGTAAAAAGATTGTGTTGAATCCCATAAAGTCTTTCATGTACTGGAATCCGAACTGGTTCTGAATAGTAATTTCAGCTGCTCCGAGGTATTCATATACGTCCAGAATGTTGACAAATCCAGCGACGCCAGTCACATTTCTGTGCATCTGCTTGAATTTGTTCTCAACACGACCCTTAGCCATTGCCAGAGCCATCTGGAATGTAGTTTCTGTGGAAGTAAGTGTACCGGTTTTCAGATAGTCATAGAATCTTCCGGTAACATCAGTCTGAAGCTGGAAAAGGAACTCATCGTCAGTCATCTGAACAGCGTTCTCATAACCGTGATCCTTGATTGCTTCAATAGATACAGCCTTTGCGTACTTCTCGATAGTCATTTCCGCATAGTTCTTTTCTTTTACAGTAAACTTGCTGTAAGGGATTTCCTCGCCCTCTGCCACTTTTCCGCTCTGTAAAGTACCTTCTGCATACTTAGACTTGAGTACAGCACCCGGCTGTTTTTTGATAGGTCTCATGATACCCAGAATATCACGTAAGTGCTGCCAGTTTCTTTCGAATCTGGTAACAAAGTCAATCTCACGTGCTGTAACCTGAATATCATTTGTCATAATAAGATTAGCTTTTACTGCCATATAAAAATCCTTTCTACCCATAATTATTAAGGTATTGGGTTAGCGGCTATACTCTGTCGTATAGTCGGTGTAAAAAATCACTGGAATAACTGGATGTTCTGAGCAATTGCAGCCTGTCTCTCGGACGGGTCTTTGATCGCTTCGATATCTTTCTTTGTCATGCTTCCCGGTGTCTGCTGCTGTCCAACGTGAGTGGTAAATCTTGCCTGATTCTGCTGAGCCTGCTGCTGAGATTCATCCACAAAAGCAGATGCGTCAGACTGCTTCATCTGCTCGATCAGATCGTTCAGGCCAAGGATTTTACCGTCTTTCAGTTTAAGACCTGCTTCTTTGATGTCTGCCATAACAGACTTCTTTGCAGCTTCACTTGAAAATTTAACATCGTCGAGTGCCGCTTTCAGAGCATCTGAGAAATCACGGTCGTAGATTTTTGCATTGAATTCTTTCTCTGCATCTGCCGCTTTCTGTTTCCAAGTCTCTAACTCGCTTTTAATATTTGTCGGGTCGATACCGTCAAAACTTTTTAAGGTTTCTTCTGCTGTCTCAGCACGTACTTTCCAGTCATCACGTTCTCCCTCGACTTTTGACAGAGTTTTTGCAACTTCCTTTGCATTCTTGTAATTCTCAGAGAGTGCTTTCTTTACATCTGCCTGTTTATCCTCCGGGATTTCAATTCCAAATGATTTTAAAGTGTCAATAAGTTTCTGCATAACATCCTCCTGGTCGTGTTTATTGACCTGCCGCCGCAGGTAAATGGATTAAGCCAGTTAGACCACTGGCAAGGTAATCGGAAAGGCAGGAATCGAACCTGCGACCTCACATTTACAGTGCGATCTACCACTGAGCTACATTCCATGCCGCCTATAACGGCCAACCCTCTAAAAAGAAACTGGGGTGAATTTCACTTCTTTCGCTATAGCGTAAATCCACCTGAGACATAGACCACCTGTATACAAACAGCTTAACTCTAAGCGGATTAAAGCGGAGCGCCCGGAATCGAACCGGAGACCAGAGTGCGACTCTGTCAGTTTTCCACTAGCGTACATTCCACATAACCCGGATTCCCGGGTTAGCAAGGTGTTTAACGTGTCATGCCTGCCACGAGTTGTTTCGGATATTTATTTCTTTTTTAAAACTATAAATGAGCAAGTTCGTGATTTTGCATAAAAGAAAGACACCTCGATTCCATGTGTTGTATAATGAAAGTGCCAAAACAAACATTTGCAACATTTACGAAAGAAGGTGTCTCTCGCAAATACTATACATCATTCCTCATTCATATACAACCAGTTTAAAAAATTAAACTTATGCAAATTTTATTCGAACCGAGTAATAAACCATCTTATGAGTATCCTAATCAGTATTTTCATTTCAGGATATCATGGAAAAACCACGGACTTTGCTAAAAACAGTTCCTGCCACAGAACTACGATTGCCCATTTCCTCAATTCCGGAAAATGGGATGATTCCTTACTTTCAGATACGTTAAAATGCTCTGTCATTGAGATTATTTATTCAGAAGCAGCACGCACCGGAAAACCTGTTCTCTGTATTGTGGACGATACGATTGCTTCAAAGACAAAGCCTTCGTCACAGGCTTTACATCCGATTGAAGATGCGTATTTTCACCAATCCCATTTAAAGGGAAAACCGGATTACGGGCATCAGGCAGTTGCTGTTATGCTTTCCTGCAATGGCATTGTTCTGAACTATGCTTTTGTAATGTACAATAAGTCAATTTCCAAGATTGACATTGTACAAAGCATTGCAAAGGAGCTGCCTGTTCCACCGGTAATGTCCTATTTTCTTTGCGACTGCTGGTATGTTTCTGAAAAGATAATCAATACCTTTGCACAGAGAGGGTTCCATACCATCGGTGCTTTGAAAACAAACCGTTTGCTGTATCCATCGGGAATGAAAAAGAAACTTCGTGAACTGGCCGCCGAATTGTCTGTTACACATCGTGAATTTGACCTTGTGACAGTCAAAAAACGAAACTATTATGTGTACCGGTACGAGGGAAACCTCAACGGCATAGAAAATGCGGTAGTTCTTTTGAGTTATCCGGAAAAAGCATTTGGTAATCCCAAAGCATTGCGTGCTTTCATCAGTACAAACGCAGCCCTGTCTACACAGGAGATTCTTTCCTGGTATGTGTGTCGATGGCCGATTGAAGTATTTTTCCGCCAGTGTAAGGATAAACTGGCACTGGACAGCTATCAGATACGCTCTGCACAGGGAATCAAAAGGTACTGGCTACTTATGTCACTGGCACATTTCATGTGTGCAGTGGGTACTGGTAGGTTCTGTTCGTTTGAAACTGGATATCACGAAATCTGTGATACCATTCAGCTGGAAAAGTATCGTTATCTTTTTCAATGCGCAAAGGAAAGCAATGATTTTGATTCATTTATGAAATTCGCAGTGTAGTTTTGTGCAATTTTTCAAATTTGCTCATTTATAGTTTAAAAGAAAAGTATGAATAACAAAAACCTTAATCAAGGAGGTGAGCCATCTTGCGTGCCAGATGGCAAATACGCACGACAGGATTCGAACCTGTTCAACTTTCCGTTAAAGCGTGCGTACCAGCTACTAAATTAAAGAAAGGAGGATTAAAACGAAAATGTCAAAAACAACCGTTTTACTTGTGCTTCCTGCTGCACAATTACATTATAACAGATTTCTTTTAACTACCTCTCTACCACTTTTGTGTTTTTAGAGCATATCACGGAGTTTTTCTACGTATCTCTTGACAAGATCACGTTCTTCCCGGCACTCTGCATCCTTGGACATATCACTCATTTCTGTTGTAAGTTCGTCCAGATGTTCTTCCAATGCGGCGAGCATCTTTCTTTTGCAGTCTTCAGACTTGCCGGAACGATAGCTCTGTTTCTGCGTCATGTAATCGTCATAAGCATCTCGCCCATCAGAGCGGCTGTAATGCCCTCTGACATAATGTTCACCCCTTCTGGCATAAGAATTACCCCTGTCGTAATCCGGCATCATTCTGCCATCATTTGAGCTGTATCTCCCCATGCTGTCACGCTTTCTTCCACGTTCACTGTAATCGTCATTGTATCCGCCACGCATCTCATCAAGGACAGTGTTGTAGTACTCTACTTTCTTATCCCAGTACTGCGTATTCTTGATATCTTTGTACATATCAATCAGTTTGTATGTCATTTCCAAGTTCCCAGTGGTCAGCCCATTATCAGCAATTTTGGACAGCTCGTCTTCGATTCTTGCGCATAAGTCTTTAATATCTCTCATAATCACACCTCCTACGCTTCTCTGGTCACAACAATGTTCGCGTTCGCAACAGAAATAGCCTGATCGCTTGTGTTTTCTACCGCGATATTAACGCAGCATCCGCGAGGCACATCAATATAGATGCCAGAGGACACATTATTGTACTGATTTACTGCTGCCGGTGTGGAAATCATCTGGGAAGAAAGAACCGGCTCACCAGAGATTGCAATTGCCAGAGAAATAGCTCCGACAGTACCGCCTGTTGGAATTGCGATATTACCAGAAAAATCCACGAAGAATCTCGCTTTACACTGGTTAGTCAGTCCTCTTAGAGTGATGATTCCGCTTTCCTCTCTGTGCTGAATGCAGTTAGAACCCTTAACTGCTGTATTTGAAAATACTACGTTTCCATTTGCTGCTACAGTCTGAGCAGCCACATTTGTAAATTCTGCCATAAAAATACTCCTTTCATATCACAAAAGGACAGGTCTCAGCCTGCCCCTCTGTGTAATAACGGCATAAGCCGACATCCGAAATCAATCGAAAGATACTCTCGATATGAAGTTATCAGCAATTGCATCCGGTGTTGCATCCGCATCCACATCCGTAATATGTGTTCGGGTTAGGAACCTGATATGCCGGAATCGGTGCTGGATTGATTGCATTAATGAGCTGCTGTGTCTGAGAAGCCATTGCAGTTGTGAGAAGTGCGCTCTGGCGATCCTGAGATGCAGCACGTCTGAGATCATTATTCTCAGCCTGCAGACTAGAAATCTTTTCATTGCAAAGATAGTCAAGAATGGCTCTTGTTCCTGCATTCTGACTGTCAATAATGTCTCTTGTGTTACTGTTCATTGTGTTCTGCAATGCGCAGGTATTCTGTGCCATATTGTAATTTACGCCCTGAATTGCTTCTCTGGTTTCGCAGCAACAGTTCGCAAGCTGTGCCTGTAAAGCATTGGTATTCTGCATATTAGCCACAGTATCGGCATTAATAGCCTGCTGGATTCCGAAGCCGGTCTGCATGATGTTGGTGTTGATTCCATTGAATCCAGTAAGCATACCGTTATTCATGGCATAAAAGCCATCGCACAGGCCACTGTTGATTCCGTCAAGTTTGCTGATTACTGCGGAGTTATCGAATCCTCTCTGAATGTCTGCCTGGGTAGCTGCTGTGGCTGCATATCCGCCGCCGTTGCCATTATTGCCCCAGCCGTTGTTTCCCCATCCGAAGAAAGCAAAAATGAATAAAACAATAATCCACCAGCTACCATCTCCGCCAAACATGCCGTCATTATTTCTACCGTTTCCAGTAGCGGCGGCGATATCTGCTAAGCTATAATTTCCATCCATAATATAATCTCCTTTTTTGTGTATTTACATCAATCTGGCCAGATTGTAATGTACTATTTCATTCCTTTCAACATGTGCTGGAATTGCCCTGCCATCTGCTGAACCTGATTAAGTTGCTGTTGAGAAATCTTCCCAGACTGTAACATCTTCTCAACTTCTGCTTTCGGGTCTCCCTTAAAATTCTGTCTAAATTGCATGAACTGCTGTATCATCTGCATTGGCCCGTTTCCCTGTGACATCCCACCACCGAGGGCATTGAATAATGGATTACTCATCTGCGTTTCCTCCCTTGACTGCTGATTCCTGTGCGGTATTAGCTCTAACAGGTTCAGAAAAAGAATTTAATCGGTTTATAATAGCTTCGTATTTGCCCTTTAAATCGTCGTATTCCTGTCTGGTGACATATTTACTGTCCATGTTCTGAACAGGCTGTTTAGGTGGCATTTGAGTGCCTATTTCGTGATACTCAAACGTCCGTAATGGTTGTGGCATACCGGAAACGTCCGTGGATTTTATATAAAATTTCTCTGATTCTGAATCCATCAGTAAAACACTTGTCCCGGGTGCTACCAGATAGGATTTTGCGCCAACTTCGCCAGATACCCACAGGATACCATTGTTATTCTGCTGGGGTTGTTGTACTGGTTGAGCCGGCATCTGGACAGGCTGTTGCTGAAATTGATTCATCTGTCCCGGAACACCAAAACTATATTGGTAAGGATTGTTATATAATGCCATCTCGTACACCTCCTATGACTTATTCTATGACTTATTCTATGACTTTCTATAACTATATTTTTACATAAAAAAAGAGCCTTAGACAGTTCGTCTAAGACCCATATAAGTATCTGAAAAGTATCAGCATACTTTAATTATTTTATTATTTACCCTCCGGCTTAATCGTTTCACTGTAGACATACTCACGTTCATCTGCTCAGCACAGTATTCAAGAGTGTATTCCTTACATCTCAGCCGGAATAATCTTTCTTCATCCGGTGTGAAATTACACTCTATCAAGAACCTGTCTATATCTTTCTTAGTGAATACATATAACTTCATGAGCATACCCCTTACTAATGCTAACGTTGATTCTGCGCAAGATAATTTGTAAGCTTCTGTTTTGTTTTTTTTAATTCCTCGACGTTATTTCCGCTGATCTGGCTGTCCAACATGGTTGATAACACTTCCAGAATTAATGAATCTCGTTCTGCGATCCTCTGAAGACTCTCGTAATCTCGCTTGTCATGTTCTTCCAGTGTCTCTACTCGCTTATTAAGTCGAAATGCCGGAGTAATCCATTTAAAAATTACGGCTGCCGCCCCTCCGACAATGGACACCCCTCCGCAGATAGAGAGGAAAATCTGTACAAATTCTGATATGCTCATTTATTCTCCTTTTCCCAGTAATATACCGGGATCTCATTTCCGGAATCCCATGTATCGAAATATTTGCCATCCTGCACTGTCACCACATGACCATCTATACAGAGAATGTATGTGCCTGTTGGATGATCTGCGCAAAAGTCATTGACTGTATAAATATATCGCTCCGACTGCTCAATCAGTTTTCGCCTGTATCCATGCTTATAGAGGTACGCTCCCCAGACATAATTTGCGCTCGGCATATCTGACAGAGTACATGCCTGTATCATTAATCCGGCGAATACTGTTTCCCAGTCGAAGCCAGTTGCTTTACATATTGCCCGGACAACGCAATCTCCTGTTCTCTTATCCTTAACAGGATTTGGATTGAAATATTTCCATCTATCCATCAGTCAATCCCCTTTGCTGTTTTATAGCGTTTTGCCGCTCCTCTGGCTTTAGCGGCGTTCTGGCGGTTCCACTTCGCGATCATGAGCCGGTCTTGCAGTTCCCTCAGATCGTTCTGCTTGCAGTAATCTTTATATGTAGCATTTTGTTTTTGGAGAAGAAAAGACTTCCGGTCAAGGTCTTGCTGAAGTGTGAACCTTGTCTGTTCATCCTTGCAGTTATCAACCGCCGCTTGCAGTCCAAGGACTTCACGCTTCGTCTTGCGGATTCTTCGTTCATAAGTACGTTGCCGCTGTTCTTTTTCATACTGCTTTCCCTTGTTGGCTTTGTCCTGCGCTGATAGTTCTGTATAGGGATTAAATTCTCCATCACTGGCTCCAAAACTATGCCGACAGTTGACCCCTGACAATCCACTCGCCGTTCCATATCCGGTCAATGAGAACGGTGGAAATTTCTTGCTCTTGCCAGAACGAGAGTATATCTTGCCTTGCCACCATGAGTGGTTTCCGGGATTCTCACCGCCGTCACCTGTTCTGGCTCCCATGTGAGCACTGACCAGAACTAAATCCCAGTTCATTTCTTCCATGCGTTTTAGAGATATATCTCCCGTAGCCTGAGCCACGCCGGTCCTGACAGAACGTGCTACTGCTGTTTCAATCGTGTCTTTTCTGCCAGATGGATATGTGACAGTAACACCATCACTCACAACGTTATTAACCACCTCTTTGATGGCTTGCGTATATCCAACCGTCCCAGTAATTACATGATTATATGCAAGGTCGCATTGCTCAATATAAAGCCTCTGAGCGGCACTTGCGGTTGTCCTTGTGAAGTTCTTCCACTCTCCCATAGTCGCAAGCATATTTCGCTCCATGAGTCTTATCATAGCTGGTGATTGTTCAAGTGGTACAGGGCTTAATCCTGCCGCCTTATATACCTTATCATCGTAATTCATTGCAGTGATTCCGGCATCTTCAAACGCTTCAAGGAGTTCCCGCTGTTCACGTTTGGTATATCTGGATAATTCTGTCAGAATATCCTCTAACAGTTTACCAGATTCCTGTAGTGTTCTGATTCTCCACGCATCAGCATTGGTCAGAATATAGTCCTCACCCCTGCCGATTCTTGCCATCATCCGCGACACGATCTCGGAGATGATATACTGATGTAGTTCTTCGGCAATTTGTTCACTGCCCTCTGTTATCCGGCGCAAATATTCTGGACTAAGTATAGTATATCACCTCTTTCGATAAATGTTGTGGTACATGTTTTGGTTTTTACTGGTTAACTAAAGCCCTCTTTAGTTAATTAATATTTTCATCAGCATTGACAGTTAACTCACCCATATGGTCTATTTCTTTAATATCCGCTTTTTTGTAAAAATCTTTATCTCCTTCAAAAGAAACTTTAACGCCAAAAGAATCGCCTTTAAATTTTACCGGCTTTCCAAAATCATTATCTATGTTTTTGTTCATATGGTCTTTTTCACCTCAACTAATATAATCGGAATAATTTGCAGAAATATCTTCCCACTTAATTGTTCCATCATCATTAAAGCTCTCGTCCCAAAAGTCCATGAGTCGTAAACCCTTGTAAATACAGGGATTTCCTCATATCTATTGCTATCACCAGTACCGCCCTCTTTAGTTAAGTATTTTCCGCTTTCGATTCTTCTTCCTTGCCAACATCCATCAACTCATTGTACTGTTCCTCTGTAATCCTGCCCGTTGCGAAGAAAATATCAATCTTATTCTTTAAATCGTCTGTCAGACCGTTTCTCTCTTTAAGTTTTAACAATGTTCTATATAACATAATCATACCTCCAATTCTGTTAATGCTACTGCGTACTCTGAATTTACATAGGCTTCTGCTGATTGTATATCCATGTCATAGATATAATCTCGGTTGTCGTTTAACTGCTGTTTTACATAGTCCCAACCGTTTTTCATTGAAATTGGATAATTAAATACTGTATATCCGTCAAGCTGTTCTGAATTGATAGATATATTTGTGACTGGATAATATGTTGCAAGTGCTTTAAATGCGGTGATTTCTTCTGTGGTAAGGTCGGTTTCCTGCGGTTCTGCTAATAACCATTCGGTTTTGTTTACAATAGATTGTGTATTATCTAACTTAGAAGAATCAACCATCTTTACCAACTTCCCATGTTCTGCATCTACATAATCCGCAATATACTGCTGTCCGTCGATTGTGACGTTACCACCTGAACTTACAGGGATTGCGTTGAGTGTGTAAGGGAGAGTGACGGTCTGTTCGTGGTAGGGTTCATAAGTTGTTGTGTTTTCGGATAATTCTATCTGTACTTTATCTTTATCTTCTATTTTAATGTCAAATCTGACATACATTGTCCCAGATGGAACTTGACCATTATTTTTATTAACACTAGAAATGAATTTATAATCTTGATCATATGCACATAATGACATTGAAGCGTTAAATGAAATTTTTTTGCCACTATACGGAAAAGGTATATACTTCTCAGTGGCACAATATTTTCCGCTCGTCGATTGATATATATGGCCTGTATTGGTATCTAGCCCCCTGTTTAATATAATTGGGAATTTTTTTAGAATCAAACAAATTTTTCCCATAAATCTTAATAGTCGGATTCACCACGCTCTTAATCTCAACTGGATTCTCTGGCGCTGGTGTTCCATCCTGTGATGATTTGCCATATATCATCATATCTTGAATCTTTCCATTGTCGGAATCAGTGATGTGCGTTTCACCCTGATTCGATGCATAGAACTTTGTAATTTTGTTGGATAAATCTTCCTTCAGTGCAGCAATACCCGTCTTGTTCTGCTCGATCTGCTGTGCCTGTTCTGTGGTAGCTCCAGGTCTGACCGGATTTTTTTCAAGGTACTCATTTACTGCATTCTTGATTTCTTCCGGTGAAATCTCCCCGCCAATTCCTTTCAAGCATAATTCGTATAAATACTTCTCTTTTCTCGTAATTGGCTTCGGGAGTTCGCCCGTGTAATCGCCTGTCAGATATGCAAGATACCTTTCTTCCCTTGTTACTGGTTTATCTGCCATCTTCTTACTCCTCTCCGAATAATGTTGGTTCGTCTGGCTCGGTTTCTTTGACCATTGCTTTCGCTTCATCCTCTGTCATTCCCTCAAATTTCACGAAATACAGCCATGCCGGAACCTTGCCAGTAGTCACATACTGCCACCATCTTGCACGGTCGTTTTCACGCACATACAGGATATCTCCGAAGTCATAATTGACTTCATAAGCTCCGACAGGTGCAAGTCCGTACAGGTCGGCGTAAACGTTCAGCGCATAAATAACTTCGTCCAGACAGGATTCCAGTTTGTCTCGAACATCTTTGATAAACTGTACTGTCCTCTGCTGTTCCGCTTCTACGCCTGTAGCCGTCTGAATGCCGCTAGATTCGTTAAAAACAAAGTACCCGTTAGAGAATCCAATCTTATACCCCAACTGGCTTAAAAGGGCATTTATTCCGCTTATACGGGTATCCGTGTTGAGCTGCGGATTGATTTCCTGATAGAATTCTTTCTCGTCCTGTCCGAATACATTCTTAACAAAGTGGGGTAATCGCATCTCATTTCGTCTGTTCTCCATGCCCTGCGGTGACATGGCTGATACAGGTGTACCGCTTGGCATCAGCAGCCTATCATCTGCCAGAACAATCTTCTGAGAATCAAATATCTCTCCGGCATTACGGCTGTATGCAATGTCGAGATCTTTCAGTTCTTCGATAGCTTCCGCAAATATCGGCAAGCCCAGTGGCGTACTGATATCTACGTTATTCGCCTGTGGTGTCCGCAGTACTCCGTACAACGGTCCGTCCAGCTTCTCACCATTTACCTTGAGTATCGGTGGTGTATCTTCCATTAAATCAGCCCATTTGGTCTGTTTAAGATCGATCTTATCTCCGATTGACTGAGGGGATTTTGATACATAAGCTCTGTTGGAAACATAATACGGATAGGTTGTCACTCCGTCCACCGTTGTCTCAACAAATCTATGATATTCAAGCCGTGTATAGTATTTCCGTCCAACAGTATAAGAATCCTTGAATATGATTCCCTTAATTTCCTGATTATCATAGTCCACGATCATCACATCTGCCGGAGTAAATACGTCAATGCTTTCACCATTTGGCTTAATAAATACTGTTCCATAAGCACAGCCATATTCTACCCAGTGACGGATTTGAAAATATACCTTGTCGATCTGTTCCTGTAGCCACGTAGCCCTTGCAGAACCGTCTATCTGAATGCCGATCGCCAGCGTTGCGAGCCGAGCTGTTTCTGAGCAGACAGATTTAGCAAAATTGATCGTCTTGATATTATTCTTATCATCCAGCCATTCCGGCGCACCTCTGTAAATGTTCGCGCACCGGTTAATCAGCGATTCCATCTCTGGAAATTCTGCTGCCTGAATGTTGAAGTCCTCTTCGGCTTGTTTTTTGAATATCATATTAAACCACCTTTTTAGTGTTGTTATAAGTCCCATTATGCACTGTAACCTCTCCTGTTAAACAACGGCTCATAAGCATATCTAAGTGCCGAGATTGCATGATCATCTCCGTCAGGATAACCACTTATTACATTTCCCTCTTTGTCCCGATCGTACTCATATTCTGTGATTTCTTTATATGCGTTCGGTGTTCGCTTCGGGTCAATGACTATAGTCTTTGTCTGTAAGAATTTGAAACCATACTCGATACTTCCCGGCCCTTTGATTGCTCCTCTGGCAGGAAGTCCGGCATCCCGGAAGTCGTTCACGGATTTAGGCTCCGCAGAATCACATATCATTGTGTAATCATCATAGCCTTTTTTCTTGATCCAATCAGCAGTCTTAGAGTTGCTCCATTTATTTACATACAGCTCGTCAATCAGATATATCTTCTCTCTGGCAGAATCATAATAAGTTCGGAGATAGCAGAAGGCATCCGGGTACCATCCATAATCTACACCAGCGAAAATGCGGTCCATGTGGCTGATCTCTTCGTCTGTAATATCTCTGATTTCGAGATATTCAAATACGTTTCCGCCGTCACCATTCGGGACACCCAGGTATTCATGCTCATAGGCTTCTGGGCGAATCTGTTTGAGATGTTCGGCATCGTCAAAAAACTGTTGTCCAAGCCATTCCTTTGGAACCGTTCTGTAATCAGAAGAATGAACATATCTGTCGTCTCTCTGGATTAATACTTCCTCATTCATGAAGTTATGTCTTGTTTTTGGTGGGTTGAATGACATAAAAGTCCAGTAGTCTTTTCCACCTCGCATCGATGACTGCAAGATGCTTCGTACTTCTTCCATTCCGGTAAAAGTATCACATTCTTCCAGCCATGCAAAAGCAAAGTATCCGAATGGAGCTTTTAACGACTTTAATTTCATTCTGTCATCAACGCCACGAAACATTATAGTCTGTCCAGTCGGCATATATGTTATTTTCATTGGGCTGACAGTACATTTAAAATCACCATCAAGATGCAATGCTGATATAGCAAATTGCATCTGTGAAAAAACGCTATCTCTTAATGTGTTCGCTGTTTTTCTGAATATGATACAATGCTTATCTCTATTCTCTTTTCTTGTCATTAACAATATAATGACAATGCTCACGAAAGAAGACTTGCAGCTTCCACGTCCACCTTTGAATACATAATAAGTATGTTTGTGTTCTAAAATATCTCTTAGCACATTATCGAAATTATACGGAAATAAATCATCTGCGGATATTTTCATACTGCTTCATATCTCCAAACATATCCATAGGCTGTGGGACGTCCACCCGAACAGCATCGAGAAATGGCACTATTCTTATAGCCTAACGCTCGCTCCACGTCCATAGTGCAGTCCCATGTTTTTATTATTTTACCATTGTATCTGTCTATCTGATTAACCCTTTTGGCTGAAACGCTTTTACTACCTCTATGGGAATCGCCAATTCTTCTTTTGGTTTCGTCTGAAAGCTTTCTTCCTGTTTGAGTTATTGCTCTTTTAGCTACAACTTCTTTTGTGTGCAGCCTATCGCCGAAATGAAGCTGCGTTGCTGTCTTACTCATTTTCTTCTTTGTACGAGCGCAACGCTTCTTTCCGAAATTTCCACCACTGTCAAAATTAAATCCGTACTTTTCTTCATTGCTTCGATGTTTTGCAATGCTTTTTCGTTCAATTAATTCGGCTTCTTCTTTGGTGAGATTATCGGATATAATTTCATGCTTAATCCCTTCCCAACCATATTTTTTTATAATTTTGAAGAAATCATCGTTTCCGTAATATCCGCTGTCCCACCTTGCTTTTACTGTTTTGCAAGTCATTCCTATATACACTCTGCCATCAGGCACAGTATGTTTATATACTTTATATCTTCTCTCCGTTTCTGGTAAGTTCAATTACTATGCCCTCCTCTTTTTCTTCTTTCATTTCCGGTTCTGGGTTATCTCTCCATTTATCACGTTTTCTGTTTTTTAACCAGAATATTTGAGCCGTGGTATTCCCCTCAAGAGCATTTTTGAAAAGTGCATTTTCTACTAAGTAATCAGCTATTTCTTTCCCTTCTTTTAGGGACTCCGAAATCTCCGAATATTTCTTTTTCCATTCATATAATGTCGATGGGGAAATGCACATATTTTTTGCAATCTGCTCGTCAGTTAAACCATCTCTAGCCCAACCTTGTAAAAGTACTTGACCTTCTTGAGAAAGCCAATATTCATACTTTCCCGCCATATTAACCTTCTCACCTCCAGACATAAAAACGCCCTAGCATAGTTATAGTTATATATACTATAATACCATACTAGGGCGTACATAGCTCTCTACCACTTTTATAAATTTTTAAGTTTTTTTTTAAAGCCTGCCAATCAGTTTGGCCAGATGATAATATTCCGCCATGACCTTGCGTTTGTATCCGTAAAAGTCATTCTCTGTTGCAGGAACTGTCCTGATCTTCTCCATTGTCCGATAACCAATACTGTTCACGATGCTGTCATAGATTTGTGATTCGATGCCGGGCGCATATTTGATAGATACCTGTAACAGATTATATTTATCGCTCTCACTAAGATTCCGCAAGTGACTTTGTAATGTCGGTATATCATCCGGCGGCACTCCGTAATCAATCAACGTCGCATTTCTCAACTTCATTTATTTCACCTTCTTCATTCAAGTTCCAGTCACATGGCATGCCTCGAAAACATTCTGGACAGTGTTCGTAGAATCCGCAGCCTTTGCAATCCGCTGGCTGTCCAGTACAATATTGCTGTAGTACGTGGTATGCTGATATAGCAAGGTTTGGCGTTATGTCTGGTGTAGGTTTGTTATTCATTTCTTCATCTCCTCCAGTTTCTTTACCGTTTTCCTGTAATCTCTGTTTGCAGACCGAAACATCATCAGAAGTATTTCAGATACAGGCCTCGCTCTGTTGGCTCGTTTGGCTTTCTTGGCACATATAAGTTCGTTTCCTTCTGGGACATATATTCCTACATGATACGGGATTTTCAAAAATACTGTTGCAGCTAATTCCCCTGGCATAACCAAATAATTGTAATCTCCAATGAAATTCAATCCATGGCCAGATTTGAAATCTTCAATAGATGACTTGATTTCATAGCAATAGCAATCACCTTTTTCTATCCCGGAAACACTATTGTTCACTGGAACAAATTTCATATAGTCCACTCTAGCTGCATGGTTTGTAGAATAATCAAACGTCACCTCTTTTGCCCAGTAGATACGAGGATCGTTGTTCGGATTGATTTTCTTTTCAATCATGGTTGATAATTCTGCCGTAATCTCAGGCCTTGTCATTCTTCACCTCCTCCAACTTCTTCTCAGCTTCTTCGCGGGTGAGGAACCATGTCGTTCCAAAAGCAGTATCATTAAGCACTTTTTCCTTATATTCATTACGGCCTGTCGCATACCAGTGGCTACCGGCAAATGTAATTGATTCGATATGCTGATGATATACCCTATTAACATTTTCACACCCGTAAAAAATATTTAATCCGTATATAGGTGGACTTGGAATAATATACACATCATCTCCAACCTTACACGGCAATCTCACAAGCAATCCCTGTTCTTCTAAGTCTTCATAAACAGCAAGTTTCGTAAGAATTTTATCCGCAAACGGTTTTAACAATCCATCCGTAATTTCTTCTTTTGCAACTCCTGTACCATCAACATTTCTTTCTCTTTCTGTTAATCTCTCCATCTACTTCACCTCTTCCATCTGACTCTCTATAGCGTCTGTGAGCAGCTTCAACGATTCAATGAATGCATCCGTCAATGCTGTTCTGTCTGGGTATTTAGCGAACGTTCTGACAAGTTTTACTGCATCCTTGATTTTTTCTTCATCTTCGACGATTTCGGATGCTTCATACACTGTCTTTTCAACATAGTTGTAAGTAACAATCTTACTGTCGTAAAAATTCAATATGTTTGGAAACGGAATTACGATAGGGTTTAAATGGTTTTCTCTCGCCCATGTGAATCCCTGAAGCTTTGCCATTTTCAGAACACTCAAATATTCTTCCTGTGTCTTTACAAACACGATTTTTCCAGTTAAAATAATCATTTCTCCACCTCTTATCGCTTACTTTTTATCGCTTGTTTTCATCGCTTGTTTCTGTAATTTCTCTCAAGCAGGCATTCCAACCAACCGCAATAATATCTTTTTGTGATTCTACATTGTCATTCGGAACGATATACTCTTTTTTCTTCGGCAATGGCTTCAATGGACACCATTTAGGTCTTGATTTGCTTTCGTAATCATAATGTTCTTCTGTCATCAGAATTACATCATAATCTAAACAATCAGCTAATTCACAATAACCCACATATTCAAGTTCACCGCAGTATGAAGTTCCGAACGGGCAATCATAGCAATTTTCTGGTGCGTCTATCACTAATACTGATTTACTCGTTTTCTTCCTCCTTATCTTTCTCCGGCAAGTCCATAAGTGGACACCAATCTCCCCATTTTCTCCTATAATTCAAAATATTTCTTCCATGTTTCTGGCAGTGTGGTACAATCTGGCTCATAAGGTTGTGGATATACAGTATATCCACACTTCGTACATTTGATTTGTGGTGGAAAGTCCCTACTCCATTCCATGTTTCCACCACATTTTCTACAACGGATGTATCTCTCTACTTTCTTTGGTTTCGTTTTGAAGAATGAAGCGTAATTATTGTTTTTCATTTCTATCCTCACTTTTCATAACTTTTCAAAATTTCTGCGATTGCATTAATATGTTCTGACAGTGTATCTAAATCTTCGTCTTTAATTACTCTCAGCCCACGTCTCGACTTAAAATCTTCAATGACATATGCACCATCTTTGATTTCCTTAAATTTCTTTGCCATTTCGCTTTCTTTTATGGCTTCGGAATCGTATTTGTAAAACACTTCATGTTTATCGTATTCTCCAATGTCGGTTTCAATTTTGGTTCGTTTAGGAGTTATGCGAATGATCTTTTCCGGATACACCATGACGTGTCTAAAACTCTCTCCCCATCCACACCGTACCTCTCTTGCGATTCCAACTACATCTCCGACTTTTAGATCATCTTTATTTATCGGGTTTAATTTTCCTATTACCATTTTCTTGTTATCCTCACTTTCCCCATGTAAGTAACTGGCACGCTATTGTGCAGTCCTCCATGATTAATTTATCCAAATGCTACCTGTCCGTTATTCTGCGGGATTCTTTAATACAATCCCTAACTCTTCTTTAATAGCGTCTACATAATCAATCCATTCTGCCAGACCGTCATTGATATAATCAGCAGCCCGGTCAAGGCCATTTCTAAATCTCTGACAGCGTTTCTCGCCAAAACCGAAATCATCATGCAGAACGGCGATTGACAATATTACAAATGAATCCGCTATAACCTCTTTTATCTTTTCTGACGCTTTATCAAGGTCTTTTACTGCCAGAGAGGTATGTATCCCGGTCGCACCCCGGAACTTGCATTCCTGTTCGAGGGCTTCAATCCCGCCCTGTTTGACAATTCGTCTGGCAAGGTCAAGCCCGTCCTCCCTGCCTCGCTCATATTCACGCATTTTATTCATTGTGTTAGACCTCCACTCTTTTTTTAGTTTTCCCATCCAACAGTCCTCCTTATTTTCTGAGTCAGAATGTCAAACTGTAAGAATAATTCCCTATCCTTACATTTCCTTGCTTTTATGTCACAGTCATAATCATTTATCTGATATTTCCCTTCTAACAGATCGCCATTATCCAGATATCTTTGAAAGACTCCTTTAGAAATCCCGAACCGTTCCAAAATCTCTATTCTGCTCATACTGTCGACGAATGTACCATCTGCTGTAACAATGTCATAAAGTTTCATTTTATCTCCTTACTTTTCTTTCTTATTCCGTACCCAACTGGAGTATATGCTCTGTCGGTACTGGGGTGGTTCGTCTTGAGCAGGTCATCATCAATCAACTGATTGACATGCTTCCAGACCGTAGCTCTCCCGGCATCCACCCTTTCAGAAATTTCCGTAATCGACGGTGCATATCCAACCAGTTTGATATAACTGACGATATACATATATATTTCTTTTCTGAGAGCCTGCCCCTGTTCGTATCTATTTTTCGTGTTGTACATTCTTTCTCGCTTCCCTCTGTTTAGAATCTAATAGCTTATTAAAAGCAACTAGACAATTCTTAATAAACTGTTTATCATTATTATCAGGGCACATTTCCGCATACTCTCTAAGTTCTATCAGACGATCAGTGGCCTGCTTGGAATATTCATCTGTAAGTTCGGCTAAATAGAAATCTTTTATAGTTTTCCAGAATTCAGTCATAAATTTTTGAATATACGGAATATCCTTTGCTTCTACTTTTATTTTTATCATCTCCTTTGAATATTGTATACAATATACTGTATACGCTCTATTTAATTTTATTTTATAAATATAATATATTTATATTATTTTAATATAAGTAACCCACAGTAACCGAGATGTAACCGTACTAATTCGTGTAAACCATTGATTTTACAGGTAGGTAACCGAGTAACCGAGTAACCCTGACTTTCTCATATAGGGGAACTTTTACACTCAATATGCACATATAAATACTCGTATATATATATGCAGAATCAAAGGTTACCTAGGTTACCCGGTTACCTTTTGGACGAATTGTTCATCAATCAAACACAATATCGTCTGTAATCTCAAAATTATCATTGCAATTCACGAATCCTTTTGGAATTTCATCTACAATTTTCAAGAACACGCATTTAGTGACAATTCCGTCCAACTTCTTCGCTTTAGTCGGATAACCTCTGCTGTCAGTTTCCGCAAGCCCCTTCTTAACAGCCCATGACAAGAATGCTTTCCTTGAAAATCTTCCAATTTTGCACAGATCATCAAACGCTGCGCTATAGATTATTGCGGTTGATGTCTTCTCTACCGGATCATTGTCAATAATTCCCCATCTCTCTGTTTTAATATCTGGGTTATAATCGAACTTAATTCCGTTCATAGCAATCTTGTCAACCACGAACCAGTAGGCACGTTCATTTTCAGAAACCATTTCTTTCTCTGTCAGGAGACTCTTTGCAGTTTCAATGTCAATGTACTGACCATCATGGAATAGCTGATCTGTTACAATCTTATCTGCTGCCAGAATGATACTCATAGATATACTCTGCTTCTGCATCTTATCATCGTCCTGTATAAGACCCTGATAGTGCTTTTGTAGGGCTTTTATATCATCAATAGACATTTCCTTGACTGCGTTCACAAAGTCGATTCCAGCATATCCATAGTTCTTTTTAAGGGTATCTGCGGTAAGCTGCGGATCATCAAATATCTTTTCGGAACACTCAACCTCAATAATTCGGTTGATAGCTCCACCTTGGCTGACATATCCGGCAAGCGGACGCTCACCATTGGTCAGAATGCAGTTCTGCCAGCGGTTCTCCCGGTTGACACCCAGTTCTTTATTAGAACGGCTCTTTCCTTTGCCGGAGCACAGGTCGTACACTATGCCCTCGAAGTTATCCCTGATCTTGGCAGATACCTTGGAAGTATCATCAAGAATTAGTGGAAGATTGTTAAGCATATCAGACTTTGCTTCCAGAGCCACATCTGTTGTCTTGAAGTCTCCTATGTATCGTGATTCGCCTGGATTCGCCCAGACGGAAGCTCCTAACATAAGTGTTACGGTCTTACCACCCTCAGTTTCTCCCCAGAGGTCTACAAAGAACGGAAGTGCACCGACAAGTTTGATCAGAATACTGGCAAAACTTGCAGCCAACATAATTTTCGGCTCTATTCTTCCAGTAGCACGAACCTTTTTTACGTGTTCATACCACTCTGTTCTGCTACCACCTACACTGATACTTTCATACAGCTGCCGGAACCTCATGTCTCCATCGAACACAATGTCCTTGTCATAGGGAAGAAAATAATCCCTAATCCACCCGATTTTGCTTGATGAATACTGAATGTTGATATAATCGTCATTTGCATTCTCAACGTCTGACAGATACCGCACAAGAAACTTCGCATTTTCTGAAGTTACTGAAATCCCAAGCGCAGACAAGCCAACGATTTTAGTAGATGATGCAACCATAGTTTTCGGTACAATAACCTCGGACCATTTATTATTCCTCTTATAGATTAGCTTTATCTGTTCTTCTCCGGTCTCCAGATTCTTCATTCGCTCTATTGGAAGTATAGGATGATAACAGGCTATAATGTCCGGCGATCCTGGATTTGTGTTTGATATTCTGATTCCATCATCGTCCGCCACCCAGTTAAGGCACTTCATCCGATCATATTCACAATCAGAGAAATTAGTCCACTGGTCCAGCATAGATAACGTCCTATTGTTTTTCTCTTTCTCAATCATCTGCTTCTGTACTTTCGTGTAGGCTTTAAGCAAATCCTCAAATTTTTTCTTTACGCCAAGCTCCTTGGCTCTGTCCAGAAGAGTCAGTGTAAGACGTGCCTTGTATATCTCGTCTTCCTGGTTGAATATCTCGTCAAATACTTCTTCGTCCAGAATAGAATCCTTCGTGAGCTTGTTTATCATTTCCACTTTTAATCACCTTCTTCCAGTCCTGTTATGAATCCATGGTGATATAGCGCAAGTTGTAACCTATTCCATGCTTCGCACCATCCGTCAGACAATGGTTTCACCCTGTCAAGGATAGCCCGGTAGAAATCTATATCAGACAAGCATTCTTGCAGCTCAATCTTTTTCTTCTGTTCTTCCTTCTGTCGCATTTCCATCTGCTTCTGATGGTGATATATTGCCATTCTGGAAGAGAAATCTGGTTTCTGGTAAGTTCCTCCAAGTATGGCAAAAGCTGTCTTAAAATCGCAATTATCCATGTTCTGAACGAATGTAAATATGTCACCTGTTGCACCACAGCCAAAGCAATAATAACTGTCTTTGTAGATTTTCATGGATGCAGTACGATCTTTCGGATGAAACGGGCACTGAACAAACCCTGCTCTGTTCGGAACCATGCTATATCTGCTCAGGACGTCCCTCATGCTATTCTGCTGTTTAATTGTCTCTTTATCCATTTGTCAGAATCTCCAAAATTCTTTTGCCAGTGTCTTTCTTGTCGCAAAACAGAAATTCAACACCATACTTGCGTTGCATCGTGCAGAGAATCTTATACAAGACATCTCCATGCATGACTTTCTGCTCCTGATCTACCCAGATGCCATTCTTTTTAACCCTTTTCTTCGCCCGGGGGTTCTCCCACCAGAGGACATCATCCAGTTTCTCAATCCCTTTTCCGTGCTCACACAGGAACACAAGTTTTATTCCTGCTTCGTTTGCCCGGATAATCTCAGCACGGAATCTTTCATGTTGTTGGCATACATTACCGCATAATTCAGAAAGATTTTGTTTCCGGTCAACAACCAGTCGAGGGTTGTCATAATTCATGTAATCTCCGACGTAAAGCTTTGACACGAACCATTTTTCTCCTGCTGCATCAAATGCTTTCTTAATGCCATCAATAATTTTTTGATGTTCCCTACTGTCAATTTGTATCATGCAAACGGCAACTCCTCGTCAATTCCATTTGGAATACTCATAAATCCGTATGGGTCTGCTTCTGGATGTGGTGTCTCTGGCTTCTGCTGACTCTGGCTAGAACCTTTGCTTTCACCAAACTCAATCTCCTCCACAACAATATCTGTTGTGTATACCTTCTGTCCGTCACGATTGGTGTAGCTGCCGGTCTGGATTCTCCCGGATAAATCCGCTTTCATTCCTTTAGAAAAATATTTCTCGATAAATTCTGCCGACTTTCCGAAAGCGATACAATTCAAAAAATCTGCTTTCTGATCAGAACCCTCTTTCACAAATCTTCTGTTTACCGCAATAGAAAACCTTGCAATAGATGCTCCATCATTGGTGTACTTGATTTCTGGATCACGTGTAAATCTTCCTGTAAGAATTACTTTATTCATACCGCTACTCCTTTCTGCTTATCATAATCAATCAACATCTTTAGACATTTCTGTCCTTTCTCCTTAGTAAGTGACTTAATGTCATTTACTTTAAACCGAGTCTTGATCTGTTCCAAAAGTTTAACTTCCGGGTACTTATCAATGATATTTTTAATTGACATAGTAGTCTCGGAACTAATCATCTCGGTTTCTTTTGCCGGCTCCGCTTTTCTGCCGGACGTTTTTTCTTTATCTCCTGTATTAGTAGAATCACTGTCTTTGTTATCATCAATGCAGAACAGTCCGTTCAAAGCGTATTTTCTGGCATAAGATGAAGCTGCACCTGTCACCTGTGAAGAATCCATGCCTTTCTTAGACTCTTCTTCCCTTGCATAAGCAACAGTTGTAATCTCGCCGGTATCTTCACAGTCGTTCAGATGAGCTTCTGCTCTGACATATATTCTGTCACCAACAACTTCCATCCGATCTGTGACACTTAACACGGTCTTTGTTTCTGCCAGAAGTGGCTTTACAGCTTCCAGAATATCTTCACAACTTCTGTATTTGTATTTCCCAAAGGAATTGTACTGTCCTTTAGGGGCTTTCAGCTTTGACTGAATAATACCTAACTTCTCATATATATTCACTTCTATTTCTCCTTGTCATAAACCACATGTTTGCTGCCTTCGATAATCAGAAGACTTGCAATCTGACGCATTGATAAAGTACTTTCATTGTAAATTTCTGTCAGCGCATTATACGCTTCCCGGTCACTTTTACTGCCATGTCTCGTTCTGACACTACTGCCTTTTTACGTGCCGGTATATGGATTTCAAATTCAGTCATTTCTGTTCCTCCTTATACGATTTCTGAGCCGTTAAAAGCCCGTTTAGAGCCTGCACGTAGCTCGCCAATGTTCTTGCCTTGTATGATTCTTCGATAGGGTTATCTGGGACTGTGGCAAGCTGTATATCAATCAGTCTCAGGACCTCATTAATCCTCTCGTCCATGTTCACACCGCCTTGAAAAAGCAATACAGGTTATCTGATACATCTCCGAACTTCTCTCCATCGATATCTTCGGCTTTGTGGTATTCCACATGATCCAGAGACATGTCACAGTTCTCATAATCCAGAACGTAATCCCCTCTGGACTGAAGTTCTCTGAGTAGTTCATTAATACATCCTGCTATCTCCAGACTGGGAAGAAGCTTCATAATCGCTATCTGCTTACTCATTTGGACACTTCCCATCTATCAGAAGTTCCAACAAGAAAGCTTTGATTATTCTGAGACTTTCACGACTTTCTTTCTCGTAAAATGGGTTAAAAGATACGTTTTGGTACAAATCCCATTTAAATTTGCCTTTGGGAAGGCAAATATCTTCCTGCCTTTTGAGTCCAAATACGCTCATGCCATAAAATGAATAGTTGAATGTGGCACTTGCTGTCGGAACTTCATTATGAACTCTTTTGCAGAGTTCGTAAATTTCATCAATCTCTTTCTCGAACATTTTCTTATCCTCCTTATTTCCTACTGCCAGTCTGCTTTCATCTGGCGCACCGTCCATGCTGCCGAGATACCGAAAAAGATGTTCAGCCAGATAGGTATATCCACATATTTCCCGGCAAGCATACAAACAGCAATTAGCATATACTCTTTCATTTTATTTCATTTCTCCTGCAATCCACGCAAGGTTGCTTGCCACCAGTGCGGCGACTGTCACAATCCATGCCGTGAACCATCTTTTTGATCTCTTCTTGCTTTCCTCAACAATTTCAGTCGCAAGTGCTACTTCGATGTCAGCCCATGTTGGCTGATTTTCGTTTTTAATTTCACTCATATCTAGCTAATTTCTCCTTATTTTTTCTTATTTGTCTTTACAATTAGCAGATAGAGAACTATAATGTATCTATCCACTAAGGTACTTTAGTGGGTGCAAAGCTCCGGGGCGGAGGTGTCGGCTCCCTCCGGGGCACTCACTTATTGAGAGCCTCTTTGCCTTTCCAGACATGACCAGTTACTTCATAAACCTTTCTGGGACTTATGATATATGTGATTCGGCCACCGGAAAGGTTTTTTGCTGGCTTGTTATTCTGCACAGCCACACCGATTGGCAACCACCCGTACACAATCCCTGCCCGGATTGCTGTAATAGGAAGCCCGATCAATTGACTTGCATCGGCTACGGTCATACTCTCTGAAGAGAACTCCGGCATCTGCGGAATGCCTGATATGATTCTCGCAACCTCTGCGGCGAACTGATGAATTTCCACATTTTTTTTGATGTAAGTATCAACTTCGCTCATTTCATGCTCCTTTCATATTTGTTTTTATGAATTTTTTTACCTTTGATTTCTTCTTTCTCTTTTGAGTTTTGAATGGAGATTTCTTTCCGGTAAAATGTGTAAAATTATTTGCTCCCATTATTTATCACCTATTGTATTTCCTTTCCCCTCTACCTATAATGCATTTACAGGCACCGACATGCCGAGTATAACGAAAGGGGAATTATATGGTTGAAACAATTACACGACTGTATCATTGCCACAAGATTCACAAACACGTGACTGTTTATGAAGAGTATGAGGTTTCTGATAGCGGTCGCCACCTACTGCGGTGCTCATGTCCATATCATCAATACACGGAAATGAAGCCGCACTGTGATGGGTATAATGATCATGGTTTTCAATGTGGTTATGCAAAAAATCAATAACCAGGCTCACTAACTCATCCGGTCGCTCGCTGGGCGATAGGTAACAGTAAAGCCGTAGGTCACATTTGCAACAGTCTCCACCAGATTCTTTGCAGTGTTGACTGACGGCTTTGTTAAATTGTAATGCATCCATTTATTCTCCTTTCCGGTAGCATTATTGCGACTGCTGTGTAAAAAAAATGTCTATTGCTTCATCCCTACTTAAAGGAACTGCGTTTACAATTCCGTGAATTTCACCGATTGTAAACTTCTCGCCGCCGTCTTTCAGCTTGCGGTAAAAAGTACTTCTGTCCATACCAATTGCGCTTGCAACAGCTTCTTGCGTATTTCCATGCTCAACAATTTTACCTTTAAGTCTTGCTATATTTACAATCACAAGTTTTACCTCCTTTCCAGTAGCATTATTGCGACTTTGTGATTATATATTACCTCTTGCAGTCGCATTTGTCAATACTAAAAATCGCATTTTTGCAATTATTTTTGTTGCATATTTGCATCACTTGTGGTATTATAATTTCAAGGAAAGGAGGTGTGGAAAATGTCGGAAACTGGTGAACAAATGAAAAAAAGAAGAAAACAGCTTAATATGAGTGCTGATGAGTTGGCTGAGAAATTAGGAGTTTCAAGATCAACTATATTTAGATATGAAAAGGGTGATATTGATAAAGTTCCTGCTGAATACATAGATAAGTTAGCGAAAGCACTTAGCACAACGCCCGCTTACCTAATGGGATGGGAAGAGAATTTGGAAACAAACACGGATTTTATTCCAAAGATGATGTCAAATCCGAACATCGTTGAACATGTTAAGTTGCTGATTGAATTAAGCGAATCTGATAAGAAAAGCGTTTTCGACATGATTGAATTTCTCCATAAAAAAGGCAGGGATTAACTCCCTGCTTTTCTTAATACCCCCATTGTTTTTTAAACGAAATAATCATGTTGTATAAAAACTTCATAAATTTTTCACTATGTATATTTTCTATTAGTTCAATAATCTCTTTCTTATAATCCATAATAACCCTCCCTGTCGCAACTACCACCTACACTACAGCATATGTTCGGCTTGCGGGAAATAGAACCGAACATTAGTTCACCTTTGTTATTATACCACCGATATTCCCTCTTGGCAACTGCCAATGATATACATGAACTCTCACTATTTTATAGAAAAAAACATTTCTTATTCATCTAAATCACTCTATTTCGTTCTAAATCTTTACAATATGCTCTTAAAATGATAAAATAAAAATACCACATATAACCGTACTTTACATAATGTTGCAAAATCAGCGGTACAAAATACATAATCCGCATAAAAAGTGCGAAGCGTGGCGAAAACATATCAGGAGGGTGTTTATCATGAATGAAAAGAAAAAATATTGTAAGCACTGCGGAGAACTTATTGACGACGACTGTGTAGTGTGTCCTAAGTGTGGAAAGCAAGTAGAACAATTAGCTTCCAATAACAGAGATATTATCATTAACAATTCTGCATCTTCCTCTGCGTCCTCAGCAGCAAGTTCGGGTACACCGTATATAAAACGGAAAATGCCATGGTATTTAAGTTGGTTTTGGATTTTAATATTGGGTGCTTGTTCTGGTGGAATTTATTGGATTGTAGGAATTGTAATGAGAGTAAATTGGAAATCACATAATTAAATAAAAAACCGCCCTGGCATTGGCGTACCGGGACGGCATTTATACATCTCCGAAGAAATGTAATATTCTGGCAAACATATTGTATCATCTTCGGAGCAGTCGAACAAGACAGAAAATTTGTTCGGCTGTTATTTTTATATCCAAAAGCAGCTATATAAAGAAAAGAGGAATAAAAATGGCGAAGAAAAGAAAGAAATATCCAAAACTGCCGAATAACTTTGGTTCTATTCGGTATCTTGGCAAGAATCGGAGAAACTGTTTCGCAGTACATCCACCAGCTACACTGGGTGCTAATGGTAAACTAAAACGTCCGCCGGCGATCTGCTACGTAGACGACTGGATAAAAGGTTTCACTGTCCTGACAGCATACAAAGCCGGCACGTATCAACCCGGCATGGAACGGACTCTTGAGGTGTCCCCTACAATGGACATAGACGCCCTTGTGAACCGCTTAATTGCCGACTACAATACAATTAAGGGCGTCGAGGATAAACACCCGGAAATCAAGAAATTGACGTTCTCAGATGTATATAAACAGTTTTATGCGTGGAAGTTCCCAGAAAGGACGAAACTGTCATACAGTTCGAAAGAAGCATACCGGACAGCTTATACAAACTGCACCGTTCTGCACAATCGCATATTCGAAGATTTAAAGGCTCCTGATATGCAAAAGGTTATTGATGACTGCAAACTGAAAAAACAAAGCCAGATGGCTATTTTGACTCTGTTCAAGCAGATGTACAAATATGCTGTATATTCAGAAATCGTAACGGAAAATAAGGCGCTATATGTCCATGTCAATGCTGATAATGACACCGAACATGGAACGCCATTTTCTGATCAGGAGATGCAAGTGCTGTGGAATAATGCCGACGACCCGGAAGTGCAGCTCATTCTTATTATGTGCTATTCTGGTTGGAGAATTGGTGAAGTGCTGAAACTTACGACCAATTTAGAAGAAAGATACTTTCAGGGCGGAATTAAAACAAAAGCCGGCAAAAACAGAATTGTTCCGATACATCCTGCTGTATATCATTTTGTTGAGCAGAAAGTGTTGACACAAGATGGGAAACTATGTATATATACTCAGCAACACCATAGAAAAGCATTGTTCTATCCTACACTGGAACGTTTGGGAATCGTCGGCAATCCGAAGCACACGCCGCACGATTGTCGACACACCTTTTCTATGTTGTGTGAAAAATATGGTGTCCGTGAGAACGACCGAAAACGAATGCTCGGCCACTCTTTTGGCGGAGATGTTACAAATGCTGTGTACGGCCACAGGACGTTAGAAGAACTTCGGACAGAAATAGAAAAGATAAAAGTTCCATTTGTGACTAACTGTGACTAACGGAACCCATTTTAATCTTTCTAAAACAACCGAAATACCATTATCGAAATGCCGGAAACCCTATTAAAATCAACGTTTTCAGCGATTTAACAAGGATTTCCCACATTTCATTTTCATTATTCTAATTTTATTGATTGTGACTAACAAATAGAATTTAGAAAATTGCGCAAATGACTGTAAATACAGTGTTTTTGCCACTATTATATTAGGAAACAATATTTTTATTTGTGACTAACGTGTGACTAACGATAACAGTCTAAAA